ACCAATCAATAGAGTCACCGCGAATTATACCGTCCAAAACCAATCTACCACAGCATTCATCAAAGACTTCAGCTCTTACCTCAGCAATGAATCCATTTGGATTATCAATCAAAGCTGCCCTTAATAAGTTATATCCAACTCCATAGAAAGTAAGTTCGGTGCTGTATGACTTGGTTAAAATACCTTGCTCATCACTTTCACGATAAGTGACCTCAAAGCCTTCAACCCCATCTATATCACTCTCTATCAATACCCCATTGAGCTTTATTATTACTGGTCCTTTCATCGCGCTCTATTATTTATTCTTTGTTGTTTGTAGGTAATGCGTGACACAATTCCGTTGATTCCATTTTCATCAATGGAAAGTTGCATTCCTTTTTGTCCAATAATCGCTCTTTCAATTCGCTCAAGTCTCTCATCAGTAGACTGTGAGTTTACAATAAGCATTCTGTCTTGCACACTTTGCAAAGCTTTCGGATTACGACCTGCGTGAATTGCTTCAAGCAAAGGACGGTACTGACGGGTTTTTTGAGCATTCATAACGAACTCACCTTTGTGTACCGTTCCCGCCTCTTGGAACTGATGACCATCACCTGTGTAACCACCCTTTGCAAACGTAGCTGCTGACTGCGCTTGCGCTCTTGCTTGTGCAAAACCAACTGCCATAGCTGCAAGAATTGCAAAGATTGTGAATGGTGAACCTGGTTGTCCTGCCGCTTTAGCAACAGCAACAGCAGAATTAACCGCAATTTCAACTGCCGCAAGATTTTGCTGTTGGCGTACAAAGCTTGCTCGTTGACGGTTGAGTTTGTCAAGACGCTCTTGCTCGGCCTTCAGCAAAACAACATTACCTCTGTCTGCAATCTCCTGAGCCGCCTGAACTCTTTTTTCCTGAGCAGATATTGCAGCCTCTGTTTGCTGAATTTGGCCGTCAATAAATACTTTTTGGAAGTCTAAGAAGGCATCTTTAATGTCTTCAAGGGCTTGAAGTCTTGCATCACGCTCTTCTTTAATAATGTCTTTTAACTGTTGTACTCTGTCTTCATTAGCCTTTATATCTTCTTTAAGTCTATCTTTTTTAGCTTGGTCTGTTTCATCTTCAGCTTTTTTAATATCCTCTTGTAGCTTAGTATCAAGTATCAGTAATTGAGCATCAGCATCTGCCTTTTCAATAATATTACCCTCATAAAGTGTTCTAAATTCAGTAGCAGCAGCGTTTCGAGCATCTATAAGTCCTTTTTCGGTAAGCTTAAAATCTTCATCAAGTTTTGTAAAATACTCTCTTCGACTATCTTCAAGTCCTAACTTGAATGGGTCATTTGCTCCTTCTTCAATAATCTGTTTTGCAAATCTGAATATGCCTACTTTTTTCTGAGAAGCAGCTAAGGCTTCCTGTTTCTTTTGAATATCAGAATAAGCTTTTGAAAGCTCTTCCTGTAATCCAAGTTCATCTTCAGTGAGCTTTATGGTTGTTCCATATTTTTTATTAAACTCATCAATAAGTTCAATTCGAGCACCTTGCGTTGTATCGTCAAATAAATCACCAGGAGAAAATTGAGTGATTTGCTGAAGTCCTCTTTTTAGACCTTCAATATCAGCTTCCACATCTTCAAATTGGAATCCAAAATCACCAAAAAGCGGAGCCTTGATAAATCTGCCTTTAGCAAATGGATTGTCTTCAAAGATGTCATTGTAGAAATCCTCAAATCCAGTCCTCAATTCATTGAGTGAATCAAGTTCTTTTTTAAGTCGGTCGCTTGCAATGTCATTGTAAAGGTCATTAAGTTCAAGTGCAAGTTTACGTCTCGCAAGCGTTCCATCGCGCTCAATCTCGTAAATTCTATCCTGCAAATCAAAAGCCCTGGCTTGCTGTTCTTGACCACGAATGATTTCAAGCTGAGTAATCAAATCATTCTTTTGCTGCTCAGTCAAATCTTTCAATCGAACAGACTCTATTTCTCTATCAATTTGTCTATTGACAGTTTCTTCATTTATTTTGTCAAGTAATCTAAGTTTAGCAACCTCTTCTTCAAAGTTAGCTGCATCAATGAATTGGAATTCAATAGACTGTTTTCTGAAGTCTTCGTTATTCTTTCTGATCCTATCAAGCAAAGAAAAATACTCATTTAAGTAGTCCTTGTATTGCTGAAGTCGTTTCTTGTCCGCTTCTGCTTTAGCATCATCAGCTGTTGGGTCATAAGGTATAATTGATGGCAATTCATTTAATTCAACCTGAACTCCGGCTATAGCCTGTTGAGTTGCATCTACTTGATTAAGAGAAGGAATCAGTTTATTTTGAATTGCATTTGCCTGTTGCTCATATGCCTTAGTATCAGCGTCAACAGTTTCCATGATAAGGCTGCCCTCCTCATCTGTATATTGCGCTCTTCTAAGTTTAAATCCTTGAGCAAGTAATTCTTTTTCCCTTTTTAAACGCTCTTCTCCACTTAGACTATTTATAAACGTAATATCATCTTGTATTTTTTGCTCCTCTTTAAGCAAGAAGTCTCTTACCTCCTTAAAATTATTTTCAATATTGTCTTTTCCACTAAAAAGATTTATAGGTATATCGATACCTTGTTCTCTTGCTTGCTTTTGAAGTTTTTCAATTTGAACTGCCTTTTGAGCAGCCAATTCATCTTGACCTGCTGTTAGAGATTTTGCTTTTTCTTGCTGTTCAATACTAACCTTTAATCCGGCATAAGCAGCATCGAGGTTATTTACAAATTGTTTTTCATCTTGGAGATCTTGGAGATTGGTCTTATTCTCTTTGTTGAATTTAGCCAAAAGCTCTTGTCTTTCTTTTGATCCTGATGTGGTTTGTTTTATAAGGTCGCGTTCCTGCCTTATTTTTTGAAGTCTTTCATCTGTTCCTTTGATGGTTTCCGCTTCTGATTTGGCAATAACATCATTAAGATCAATCCAATCATCTGCTGCTTCACCAACAGAATCACCATAAGCATACCATGCTGCTGTTGCTGCGGCAAGAATGGTCAATATAAGCCCAAGTGGATTTGCGCGAACGGCTACATTGAATGCATTTTGTGCAACTGTACCAATATTTGTAGCGACTGTTTGCGCTCTTTGAGCCACAGTCATACCAACAGTTAACCTGGTTGTGCCGAGCAACAATGCATTTTTTGTTCTGTAAAGAGTATTTGAAACGCGTTCAACAACATTATCAGCGGCAGTAGTTACAGCGGCTAAGATGTTTGCTTGGTTTGCCTTAGTTCTAATGCCTACAAAAAGTGCTGTAGCAGACGTCAAAAGCAAAATACTTACCTTGTTTTTTTCAATAACTTCAGGTAATTCTTTTAAACCGACTACAACTTTTGTGGCTGAGACTACAACTGCATTGAATGTTGGAAGCAGTCCGTCTCCAAGTACACGCAAAAGTTCTGTCCATGATTCACTAAGACGGGCTAAGCGACCTTGAGTAGTATTGGCAAGTGCGTTTGTGAGGTTAAAGAATTTACCACCCTCACTTGTCGCTGTGATGAAAGCTTGGTTTACGTCTTCAAAAGTCACAAGACCTTTACGCATTTCATCCTTTAGCTGACCAAAAGACTTTCCGGTAGTCCTTGAAATCTCCTGAAGCGGATTGAAACCTGCGTTAATGAGCTGAAGTAAGTCCTGACCGTACAAACGACCTGCTGCTCTAACCTGTCCAAACACAAGCGCAATCCTTTCAAGTGGCGCACCTGTTCCTCCGGCAACATCACCAAGACGTTTGATGATCGGAATAAGTTCACCTGCTGCAACGCCATAACCAAGAAGTGTCCTGGAAGCTTTAAATACTTCATCAACTGTGAAAGGAGTCTCAGCAGCAAATTCACGCAAACTTCTAATCTTTACCTCAGCTAATTCTGCATTTCCAATGAATGTGGTAAACGCAACCTTCAATACTTCATAATCCGAAGATGCCTTGATAGCTGCTCTACCTAAAGACGTGATAGCCGCACCAATAGCAACACCACTTAAAGCAAGACCAGTACGAGCAATTACGTTTCGAAGACGAACGAAGTTGGTGCTTGAGTTAGCAACTGCTTGTGATACAGCGTTAACTCCTTTAGTAATTCCTCCAACTTGCTGAGTAGCCTGTTGTGCATTAGTCTGAAACTGTACCTTTTTTTGAGCTGGTAGAGAGTTTATAGTTGACTTTAGAGCAGTGGCCTGTTGAGCAGCTCCCTGTGCATTAACGTTTACTTTGATAGTAGCGTTTTTCTGTATTGCAGCAAGCTGTTGGATCAGTGCATTTAAAGATGCAGTTGCCTTAGCGGTATTCGCAATAACCTCAAAAGTTACGTTTTTAACTGCCATTGACTTATTTTCTTAGTGATGTTTTTCGTGCGTTGTTGTTGTCACCACTTGAAGTAGCCTTATCCGTTGCTTCAGCTCTTTCTTCGCCAATTCGAATATAGGTATTTAAAGTCATATAATACTCGTCCACACTCAAAGATTCCAACACCTTCATCTCCGAAACCTTATTATCGCAGATAAGCTGATTCATAAGGTTGAGATCGTCAATGTACTTTATAATCTCTGCTTGACTAAATATTGTTTTATCCTTTCTACGTTTTGGGCGTTCTGTGTCAAATACTCTTGTATATCTACTTCTGATAGTTCGGAATATTTCGTTGTGAACATGAACGCCCTTTGGACAAAAAAATTGAACGCCTCCGGATTTGATTTGATGTAATTTACCTTGTTGTTTTTTTCAACCTCACTGAAATCAGTCTCATCTTCTCCGTCAATTACAAAGTAACACGCAGCAAGGTTGATCAGCGTCTCTTCCTCAGCGATAAAGTTCAGCCTAAACTCAATCTCGTGCAGGATAGAAAACATATCCACAATCTTACCATTGTTAGCATGCTCCTTCATCTTTGCGATAAGCTCTAAGAGTGATTCTTTTGTAAGATTCATTTCCTGCATTTTGGTAGCAACCTCAGCTGCAATCGCCCGTTTTGCCGGAATCATCAGTGCATTTTCAAACTCATACCACTTTCGGCCTTGCTTATCTATATAAATTTCACGCAGTGGGACTTGAGAACCTGTTTTTACAACAGTTTCTACCTTAATATTCTCTTTTTGTTGTTGTTTCCGCTTGAACCAGTTCATTTTTTGCCTTTTTTCTTTGATTTATTTAGTGATGCTGTACAAATAGCGTAAGCACTTGATTTGCTTTTACCTGTTTTGGTAATGTCGTTTACACATCTTTCTAATTTCTTTGGCATTTTATGCTTGCTTTAGATATTTCACAAAGTTACTATGAAATGACCACAAATAATAGCGGAAACAGTCAAGCAAGTGAGTTTTAGTTGCGTCTCTTGCCTTGTCAATTGCACCACTTTCGTTACTCTCCACAGCCATAAGGTCACTAATCAAGAATTGACAGCTTGCATCAATCAAAAAGTCGGGGTGTTTTTCAAGCAATGAGTTCAAAAGCACTCTTGAGTTCTTGATAGATGGGTTGAATGATGGAACACGGAAGGAGCTGCGTGTGATCTGGAGCTGTTCTTTGATAATCATGTAGTAGTTCATCGCCCCTTTGGTCATTGCTGAGCGGTTTGCGCCTGAGGCATCACCTGTTACAATGAATGGTGTGCTTCCATATTCAGCTTTAATTGTATCGCAAAGTGCAAAGATGTCTGAGTTGCGAAGCCTGAACTCTTTTAGGATTCTAATCTTGCCGCCATAATGCTGCGCAGCTATGCAAGTGATTGGGTCTACGTTAAAGTCAAAGGACAAATACAGATCCTCATTTGGGTTGTATTGTAAGTTTGGCCTAACGGTCTTATTTTTATCAAAGGCATAAGCAAATGGCCTATCAATGTCAACTGCATCCCAATTACCGTCCACAAAGATTGCCCGCGTAATCTCATCCAAATTATTCAAACTCTCAATGTAGTCTTCAGGCAATAACGTATTATCAGCCATCGTAGCGGGTAAGTAAAAATGCTTATCCGGCATATTCTGCTCTACATATGGCTTGTAAAATCTTTGTTTAGTCCAATTTTGGCTTGGGTTGCAGGTAACAAAGATGAGTTTGGGCGGCATTGGGCTGATGATGTTACGACCACAGCGCAGGATTGCCTTGTTGAATGTCCTTTCTTGCAGCTCCTGACCTTCTTCCAGGAAGAAAAAGTTACCTTCCAATCCATCAAACTGCGTCAAATCTTTGTCGTTTTGGAAGTTCTCTGAGATAAACTGAAGCTCACTGCCGTTTTTAAAGATGACTAACTTGTCCTGCTGATTGTATTTCTTGACAAAAGACTTGGGGCAAAGCTTAAAAAAGCTCTTGATAGATGTCTTTTTCAGCCTTGGCAAACTTTCCCGCACAACAAATGATCTGGATCCTGGATAAAACTTAGCAAGCATAATGGCAATAGCCATAGTGACATAGGTCTTTCCACCTCCGGCTGCTCCTCCGTACATCAAGTAGCTGTAATTACCACTTAATGCAGCTTCAATAAACTCCTTCTGCTTTGGGAAAGGCTCAAATACTACCATATTGTCTTTTTATAAAATTCACGCTCAAAGGACAGCTTATGGATGCTAAAGTAATGAGCCATATCCTTCCAATCTAAGTAATCCTGCATCTCAATGTCATTCATCGTATTATTACGATGAGCTATCTCATACTCAGTCAGCCTTGAATAAATAAACCTTTCAGCATACCGGATAGATTTATGATCCTTACAGATTGAAGAAATCAAAAGCTCCGTCTCAACGATGGTAAAGTGAACTCCATCAAGTATGTATCTTGGCAACTCCATTAGTTCATCCTAATCATCGCATCCATATAATCCAAAACATCAGCATAAAACTCATACTCATTTAATAACCTTTTATTCATTCCAAAAAGGCATATCCTCTGTTCCATCCTGGTTAAAATATATTCAGCAAATGAGTAAGCTTCTAAGATACCACCATGAGCATCTATCAACCCTAACGCATAACCACGTATCATCGGGTTAGCAGCCACTATCATCAGCTAAACTTAATGACCTGATCACCAATCTTAAACACCTGCTCATCAGCAACAGCCTCATGCATGCCTTCATTGTTCCAACTCATTGGGTCACAGTTCTTTAAAGCAAATATGATAGCAGTCACATTAGGCTTAACAAAGATCCTCTTCTTACTCTCAACCCTTCCTGCCGGATCACCCATCTTATTGAAGCGTTCACCGACCTCGGATTCTTCGATATAATAGCCCTCTATGGCCTTAACTAAGGCCGTCTCAGCCTTCTCTACCAGTTCTGCTTTATATGCGCCTATTGCGTCTCTTTTGGCCTTTTTATATAAGTCGGCGCACTCGGCGTACTTATTACAGTACTGATTGAAGGCTCTAACACTGATTCCTTCCTTGCCACAGCACGAAGCAATGGTGTAATTACCGCTTGCGTAGTGTTCACAGATCTTGGTCACAAACTCAAGCACCTCCAACTTCTTCTCCTCGTCCTTGTCTATTTTCTTATTAGCGTCTTTCATGTTCTTTCTATTTGTTATTCAAAGATAATACGAATCCATTCAATCTCTGTTGCACAAAAAGTTTGGGTCAGAAGCCCGAAGTCAAATTTCAAAAAAATATCGGGGTAAGGAGAGCAGCTTATCTCGGAGAGTTCCGGCATGGTGGGGGGGGGTTCTTTCCTTCCTGCTTTCCTTTTCACAGTTTTCGACCGGCGCCGGCATGCGAGTTTGAAAAGTTTGCCGGTGATTCAATCAGAAAATTTCACAACACAAAGAAATCAAAAAAAGAGAATTTAAAAAATGAGAAGAGAAATGTCTATCGCGTTTTTTCCTTCACACTTTTCACTTGTTTTTTTACGTTTCTTTCTTTCACTTTTTACCGGTCCTTTTTTTAGATCCTTAGATTTTTAACCGGCACAATATTTTTTTGATCCTTTCAACCCTGGAAAGCTGGTAAAAATAGTAATCGCTTGACTTTCAATTGATTAACTTTTACCTACAAATTATTTTTGATTTATTTTCACTTTTTACTTGCTTTCGATGTAAGAAAGAAGTATCTTCGTAGAAATTTAAAAATAAACCCTATGAAAAATCTACTTTCCCGCAATTTTATTGTATGTATTACTTTGTTTGTCGCTCTTACTTTCTTGCTTTCTTCGTGCTCTACGTCGAAAGGCATGCACTACAATAAACACTTGAAAGCTAAAAAGAGCGGATTTCATCACCTTACTAATGATAATGCCGGCTGTAGTTGGTCAAAGTAATATTAACAGTTTAAACTCCTAAAATTTTACCCATATGAAAACTCTCCTTTCCTCCGGTGATTCGAACGCTAAAACAGCAAAGAACGCCCGAAAATCAGTCATTCTCTATCTTGCGCCACTTGCGCAGAATAGCAAAGAAATAAACCTTTGCGCGAAAGCCTCCGAAGGTTGCGCGGCCGCGTGTCTATTTTCGGCCGGTCGTGGTGCTTTCTCTAATGTGATTACGGCCCGCGTGAATCGTACGGAGTATTTTTTAAGCGAGCGTTCAAAGTTCATCAATCAGGTTATTGATGAAATCAACAAAGCAGCCAAAAAAACGACCGGAGATTTGGCCGTACGTCTTAACGGTACATCAGACGTTAAACTCGTTGAAATGTGCGCGGCGACAGGTCGCACAATTGCCCCGAACGTAGTTTTTTACGACTACAGCAAAATTTTGAAGAAAGCAGGTGAACGCGTACTTTCAACCGGTCAACGTTACGTCGTGACGTTTTCACGTTCTGAAAATAACGAAGACGAAATGTTTTCGCATCTTCACGCCGGCGGGATTGCTGCAGTGGTTTTTGAAACTTTGCCGGATTTCTATCTTGGCTTTCCTGTAGTCGACGGTGATTCACGCGACGACCTGATGTTAGATGTCAAAGGTGGGACTATTTTAGGCTTGCGCGCGAAAGGAAAGGCGAAGAAAGATAGAAGCGGTTTCGTAGTCTCTACGCAAGTTTCGCGTATGACAATTGATGAACGTGTTGAGTTTGAAGCGTTCAAAAAAGAAATTAAGGCAATCGCCGCCGGTGATTTCTCGAGCGTGTTGAGGGATATCGAAATGGGTGAAAATTAATTTTAATCCATCACAGTTTTAAACGGTCGCTTATTGCGGCCGTTTTTTTTTGCTCGTTATTTTCAACCGGTCGCATTTTTTGCGGCCGTTTTTTTGCTGCTCTCGTTTCTTTCTTTCCTCTTCTACCTTTGCAGATCTGGATTTCGCGCATTTTTAGGCCGTAAATTTCGCTCCAATATATTTATATAGGGTAAACTACCGGAGTGAGGGTGAAAGTGTCTCAAATCTCCTCTAATGAGTTTGCCCTGGAAAGCGCGTTTTTTTAGGCCGTTAACGGTCGGCCGGTCGTTCGCTTGCATTCGGTCGGCCGGCATCCGGTCTCTACATTTGCCGGTCGGCCCTTTATGAATCAGGCAAAAATCACCATAGGCGAAAATCGAAAATTTAGCCCTTTATGAATTTCGCAAAAATCACTATATAACTTACTGAAAATCAATATATTACATCGCCAAAAATCCAGGGCTGAGCGTAAAAATCACGCATAAATCGCTGAAAATCAATATATTAACCATACAAAATTACCAGCTCACGGTGAAAATATTATTTAGACTCATTCCAAATATCACCTAAATGGGTGTTGAAAATCAACCGATTGCAAATTATTTTCAATTACCCTATTGACTTTTTTTGTAGTCTATATACATTTGCTAAAATTTTAATCCTATACACAATGAAGAAAGCGAAATTTTCAATCGATGTAATCAGCGATGTCTACGAAGGTTACACTACAGGCCAACGTTGGAACGGTTGGGAGATGCCATACCTACCCAAGTCGGAAGTACTGCGATTTTTAGCCAATGAACCATTTAGCGAAGATGATGACATTTCATTTCGATGGGATGGTATTAATCTTATCGAAATATCTAAGGCAGATGAATGCGAAGATATTGCTCCCATGATGATTATCGATGGCGAAATTCACTATCAACTTGGCAATGGTTGGGTGTGGGAAATTGCCCGCGAAAGGCAGAATTGGGATGATGACGATGATAATGAAAATACAGCGTTTTAACCCTATAAATTCAATACTATGAATATCACTCTTAACACCATGCAAGATGTGGCTGAATTCATCAACGCCATGTATAAACTGAAATTCAATTTTCATCCCGATACATGGTTTGAAGATTACGTCTCAAACGATACCGGAGTGCCTCTATTCACTCCGGAGGCCGCTCAAGTGTACAATAGCTGCCTTACGCGATGTTTTGAAATCTGCGATTGGAACGATGTCGATTTCTACAGGCTTTGCCTTGCCTTTAAAGGCATGGACCATGAAGATTTAGTCTGCAATCGACTCTTCGTGCAATATCGCAACGAGACCGGCAAAATTGAAAATCATTACCTATAAACCCTATACCCATGACAAAGAAACAACTTAAGACCGTTAGCGGTCACCTTTTGAGCGAACGTTTGCAGGCATTGCACGAAATGTTCTACACCATCAACCGGAACTACTTACATGCCTTCACTGCCGGTGATTCTATCTACCAACAAATCGAGCGCGAAATCGGGCAAATTAAGGCCGAATTAGAACTGCGCGAAAGTGTGGCGGCCTCTCGTTACTTCGCATCAGATAGAAACGTTTTTTAATAGTAACCCATAAATCCTATACCCATGATAGAAACCTTCTATTTCAGAAAATTGGGCGGTTGGCCCTTTCCGATGGATGTCACGATTAACGACGACCGTCACCGGATGAATTTCCTGCTGTCTATGGAGCGTAAAAAGTTTATCCATGTAACACAGGCCGAATATCAGAAAGATACCCGCATCCGGTCTCAATATGCATCCATGTGCAAACGATAAAAAATCAATATCTAAAAATCAAAATTTCAATCCTATGACATCAAAAATCAATCTGAGCAAAAACGCTCAAAAAGTTAACGCCCGTGACATCGTAATCGAAAATTTGGTCACCTATTACCGCACATCAGGCTGTGACCGCTATGGTCAATTGGGAGTAATTTCATCCGGCCAAATTGCAAAAACCGATGAGGAAATGGATGTACTGCGCAGCATTGTGCAAACTGCTACCTATGGTTATACCTATGGCACATATAACGGATTTCAGCCTTGGGGGTCATTTATCGATGCAGAAATCGAATCGCTATGTCGGAAGGCATTCACTCAAAACAGTAGTCGTAATAACATGAATAATTGGTAAAAATCACATGAATACAATCATAATCACAAAAAACACTATGGATATCTACGTACAATCCAAAAGCAAAAAAGCCATCAATGAAAAGTTGGCAAATAATGAAGTCGTTGCCGGTTTCCATTGGTCGGTCTTGGGCGGTGGTCATTACTTCGAACTCGATGATAAACTGCCCATTGGGACTGTCATCAAAGTCTATGAGAAACTCATAAACGGAAGCCCCTACGCGAAAGCGTATGGTGTATGGGATGGCAAAAAAGTAAAATAGGCCCATTTCAGATCTGCAATGAAATCAGCACCAACACAAAGATGTTCAAAAGTTTGTGTTGACTTAATTTGCGAAAATTGTATATTCACACCCACAAAAAAAACCCTATACTATGTTATATCTTGAGAAATTCGCTCGCCTATGCGATGTAAAAAAAACAGGCATGAATTCCGGCTATGTCTTCTATGGCGGACAGTTTGAATGCGAGGATGAAGATGATGCACTCGCATATGCTATCTCAGAAGGATATCAGAGCCTCCAGGACGCATATGATGATGAAGCCTACTACTATACTGAATGGGAGGAATGCGATGATACATGGTATGAATGCCACTATGAGGTATGGTATGAATGTACCGATGAAATCAAAACTCCAATCAATTAATCAATACAGCCCAAAAAAATGAATCAAACTCTATTCACGGTCTCTTATACCGTTGGCCGATTTCCGGCTGTATCAACGCGCACAAAAACCTTCGATTCGTATATCGATGCACTCAAGTACTCAAACCTACTGCGCAGAGGTAATAACGAGCCAAAAATCAGTGAAATCAAACCAATCAATTAATCGCAATGAAATTCCCAATTTATCTATTCGCTTGCCTGCTAAGGGAGTTTAGCAGTGAGTTTGGTAATCTACCACAAGATGAGCAATATGAATTAGCTGAAAAGCAATTCAAGGTATTTGAGTCATCAGAATTCAATGATATTACAAAAGGCTTATACCGGTGCATAGAAAACTACTTGTATGCAACAATAGAAAATCCACCTTCAATTCGATAAACAAAAAAATCAATTAATCCCTATGGTAGCTAATACAATCAACAAAATACTCACCACCAATCAAGCGTGGTGTCTATCGGAATGCTTCTCAGCATATGCAATGCATGCACCGGATGAACCTATTTTCGAATTCGGATACAATCCTGATACAAAATTTGCCTACATCGCCTTGCACAATGGAATCCAAATAATAAAGAGCCACAAAACAAGAGTCCAATACATTGCAACAAAAATGGATGAGGGTGAAATCAAATTCGATTCCTATGACGAGGCTGAAGAAATCTACGGACGAAATGGAATGAGGCCCGACATGGAAAACTATGAATTCAACGGAATCGGCCTATCTACTATGAACTATGAATATTAATCCAATCAAAACTTTAATCCTATGAATAAGCACACAGTTTTTATCTTCTCTAATGAAGAAATCAAAATTCACGACTTTTACAATCCTATGGAGGCCGTGAAATTTTACTACCTGACTAAAATGGATCCTACACAGCAGAGCCACATTAGTCTGATGCCGATAGAACTTGAATTCAACGATTTCTTCCCTCCTAAGGTACTTTCATTCAATGGCACATTTGTGAATGAATACTTTGTCGGCAAACTAAAGTTGGAAGGTAGCGATGGCGATATCGCTACAGTGGACGGTGTAATTCCTATATCTGAAGTGGATTTCGGTAATTACATCACTACCCAGGGCGAATCAGCACAGCAGGCTATTATCGGCCTTAAGATTGCCGGAGCGCGTGAAATTGGCCGAAATGAGCATACCTGCCAAACCTTTTTTGTAATCGCAGACCACATGCTTGCTGTAGATGATGCCGGTATGATAAAGGTATCAAAACCTCTATCAACGTGGAATGAATCTATCGATGAAGTATTGTATACATATGAAAATCCTTACCACTATGAAAACGACCAATATGAAGGTTTCTAAAAATAAAACAAAGGGTAGGACCAAAAATCCTACCCTTAGCATTGAACCTGAAGAATCGGGTCACAACAACAACGCTCGCAAAGATATGCCACTCTTTAGTGAAGTGATGGAAAAATTTAGTGACATTGAAATCAAATTTATCCTGCTACAGCTAAATAGCGGCAACATGATGGGCAGAAAAGTCTCCAGATCAGAGTTAGCTGACATTGAACAGGCTTTCGTCCTCAAGGTAGTTAGCTGCGCTCCGGTAGCAGAATATGGTGGTCTACTTAAAAATATCATTCAAATCAAACTCATAAATCAAATCTAAGATGAATACATTACAGCAAACCAAAGGTTATGAAACCTTCAGCAAAACACTTGTTAAGCAAACTGCCCAATCTTTAATCGATGAGGCCGCACAAGGAAACATCGATACGCTATCAACACTTGCGCATATCGAATTCATGAGTCAAGTGATTGAAATGGCAAAAGAGGAGTTAAGATCTAAAGCGGTCGCAGAATTAGACCTCTATGGCCCTGAGGCCAAATCCGGAGTCGTTAAGCACGGTGTAACCTTTAAGCATAAAGAGGCCGGTGTGCGTTACAACTTTGATAATACTCCAGCTTGGAAGGAAATCAAAGAACGTGAAGATGTAATCGCATCAGAGCGCAAAGCACTTGAGGAACAACTCAAGATGATAAAGTCAAAGCAAACCATGCTTGATGAGTCTACAGGTGAACTCAAAGAACTCTATCCGGCAATCAAAACATCCAAGACAACTGTTGAAATTAGTTTGTCTAAATAACCCAATAATTTTGTATCTTTATATCTAAATCAACAACAACATGAATAGCATAGAAAAATCAGCAGCATTTGACATCGAGCGTGTCAAAAACTACCTCAGAAGCATGAATCTTGCTTCTAACCTTACTCAGGCAGAGGTGACTCAATTCATTGAAATTGCCCAGGGCTTCGGCCTCAATCCTTTCAAGCGTGAAATCTACGCTTCAAAGTATGGCAACAACTTTAGCGTGATTGTGGGCTATGAGACCTACATCAAAAGAGCAGAGCGTAGCGGCCGTTTATCGGGGTGGAATGTAACGACCGATGGCAAATTGGATGATGGAAGCCTTAAGGCCATTATCACAATTCACCGGAATGACTTTACGCATCCATTTGTGCATGAGGTATTCTACAGCGAATATGTACAGCGCACAAAGGAAGGTCGTCCTACAAAGTTTTGGGCAGATAAGCCATACACCATGATTAAAAAAGTGGCAATGGCACAAGGATTCCGCCTTTGCTTCTCAGATGAACTTGGTGGTATGCCTTACACGGCTGATGAATTACCAGATCAAGTTGGCCAAAATCAAATCGTTATAGAGCCTAAAGAGGAAAAAATCCCTTTAATGGTTTCTAATCAGGAGGTCTATGACAAAATACTTGTTTGCGTGGAAATGGATTGCCTTGCTGAGATTTGGAAGTCAAATCCGGATCTACATTCCAATGAAGAGTTCAAGAAACTCGTTACCGATCGTAAATCAGTTATCTCTGAATTTCATAGATATGACAACATGATTGAGAAAATCAATGCCTGTAAAACGGAAGATGAGGTATATGAGCTATTGGAGAATGAAACAAATAAGGAACTATTGGAAGCCGGCCAAAACAAAGTACAAATTTTAAATAATCAAAATCAATAATTAGTTTATGGAAACAAGTATAGAAACAACAGTAACATTGAAGAATTACGATGCTCTTAAGCAACAAATCCGCAATAAGTATGGCAGCATTCACGATTTCGCAAGGTTAAGTGGTATCCGGTACACCAAATTGAACAATCTTTTTGCCTACAGGATGCCAAAGGCTTCAGAAGATAAGCTGGTAGCTGAAATCAAAGAAAAGCTACAGCAAATCGATGCTGCCGGTCTATTCATGACAAATGAGGAGCGACTTGCCATCAGAGGGATGATTTTTACTAATTACAAGAGCGTTCGTGCTTTCTGCGCAGACTTTCCTGAGTTCTCTATGACTTTTGTGAGCAATGTGCTTAATGGAGTCAGAACTAAGAAAGATGCTAAGTACAACGCCTTTGTTGTAACGCTCCAAAAATGAATGAATCCACAAAAATAAGTAAGTCAAAATCCACGAGTTTCGAGTTCTTTCCATCGGATTGGATGACCGATACCGGACTCCGAATGTGTAGTCTCGAAGCCCGTGGTTTGTGGATCGATCTCATCTGCCTGATGCAACTTTCAGAGAAAAAAGGATTTTTACTGATCGGAAATCAGAAAATAAATGAAGAAAAACTCCGGAAAATGTTCGGAATTTCTAAGAAAAAAATCCAAGTTTTGATGACAGAATTATTGGATTATAATCTAATAAAAGTTAGTGAGGACGGAACGTACTTCTGTAAGCGAATAGTTGAAAATGAGCACATTAGACACGTTAGAAGTGTGGCCGGACAGATTGGAGTTAAGCAAAAAATGCAAGTAAGTCAATCACTTTTGCTTAAGCAAAACCAAAAGCAAAATGAAACCACTTCTGAAAATTTGCTTTTTTCTGATGATTTTTCCCCTAATAATAATATATATATAGATAATATATATTTAGATAATAAGGGTAATAATACTAAGATACCTTTATTCAAAGAAAAAGAAAGAAAAGAAGAAAAGAAAGAAAAAGAAAGGCCGACTGAGATTTTGGTTTTGCATCCCATCCAGATCTTCATCAGAGACAATTGTCCACTTGTCTGCAAACTAAAAAGTCAGATGACGGAGGATGAATGCCGGAAGCTTCTCGAAAAGTTTTCGCAGGATCAAATTGAGCAGACTCTGATGCGCATGGAGAACTTCAAACAACTTGCAGCAAAGTA